TGTATGAATCCACACACGCATTGAGTGCAGCAGTATTCCGATCACCTTGAGCCACTATTTCGGCAATGGCTGCGAGGGTTGCTCTTTCGGCATCAGAAGCTGTGTCAGTCGGTCTGTCAGGTTCACTGGTTGCTTTTGTATCTGTGGGGGCAATGGGGGTACTTGTGGGGGCTTGTACACAACTTGAGGTGTTGAGCCGCACCCTACCATCCCTAATAGCACGATCAAGAGCAGACTGTTTCTGAGTGACAACATTATTAACCTCCAAAAGTTTACCAGCAGTAGTGTTTAGTTGTTCGTTGAGTTTCTGTTCAGTCTGACGAGATTCCTCATTCTTGCGAGCAATCTCAATCTGCATTTCCTTATCCCTGTCTGACCAACCGAAATGGTATCCACCTCGGTATGTACCAAACAAGGTTATACAAAGACCAACCAGAACCCAAGGTAGTGGTATGCCAAACATTAGCCCACCTCTTTACGAGCCATAGCCAATTGCTCTCTATCGTGATCTGCTTCTAGCAATTCAGGAGGAGTAGTCGGAGGAGGAGGAGGTGTCCATGACTCATCTAAATCAGGATTCTTGAAGTTTAGCCAGTTAGGTGCTGAACCTGTTGAAGTCCATGTAGAAGTAGGCGTTACAGACGCTTGAACTACTGGAGGAGGGGTAGGACTAGGAGGAGGCGTTGGAGTGCCTTGGATAGCGTTTAAAGCCGTTCCTACGCCCTTCTTGCCGATAACCCCACCGATACCACCAACGATCAGCAGAACAATGTCGTTCAGCATCTTGGTATAAGCCATATCTATCGGGGCCATACTCTTGATAGGCTGAGTCACAAAAGTAACAGAGTAGAGCAAAGCAATAACAATAAAGCAAAGAATCAATGTGACCATAACGACCACAAAGCCCCATACATAGGTTTCTACTTCCTCAATTGTTGGTCTTTGTTTCTTGTACATCGTTGACTTTCTTTTCAAGAATAGGGGCTACCAAGTACTCAGGGCAAGTTTGGGTAAATAAGCACTTAGGCTTCTGGCAATTAGCATGGACAAAGTTATCGGGATTTTGGCAGAAGTACCTGTAGCGATCTTCGCATCCAGATAGAAAGAGGACTAATATCAAAAAGATATATCTCATGCCATCACATCCACTTGAGAAGCCTTGACCCATTGAGTCTTAATCTCTTGGGTCTTTTGTTGGTGTTGGGCTTGATGATTCAACTCTGCTAACCTTTGCATATTTTGTTGGTGGATTACCCTATGAGCCTCCCATAGCATACGAGCGTTCTCTTGATAAGTGGTAATTTTCATTTACCTAACCCAACCTTCCCAAGCAAAAGATTGACAATCTTGTCTGACAAATCGTCAGGTAAGAATCTAAGCAGTCCAAGTAACCACCAAATCACCAATAGGTAAATAAACACCTTCAAAAACATATCGAATTGTTTTTGGTATTCGTTCATCTACCGCAACCACCTTTAGGACAAAGACTCATTAACTCGTTGATACCAATAAATACTAGGAGTAGCACAAAAGCAACACCACCAATAATCATGGCGATCTCTTGCATTTCCTCCTCTTTTTTCTTGGCTTTCTTTTCCTCGGCTCTCAAGGCTGCCATCTCTTTGGCATCATCTCTGTCCATCTCAGCTTGACGAGCCTTGATCTTGTTCCAAACATCTACCTTGCCTGTTTGCATGAACAACATCTTTAGTTCTTCTTCAAAGGCTCTGGCTTGCTCTAGTGCCATCTCGATCTGGAGAGCAGTCCCCATGTTCGAGCCTTTCTTATCTCTCTTAGCCTGAAGCATTGCCTTGGTAGCGACAGACTTGGCATCGAACATCTTGCCAATCATGGGCGCAAGAGAGCCTAGGTCATTAGCAACCTTTGCTGCTTTCTTGACCAAACTGATTGCTGACTGTATGCCAGCTAGAGCCGATACGGGATCCAGCATTATTTACGCTCTACTTTCTTCCATTCAATGCAGACAACCTTTCGGTTATACACATCACCTGTCCACGTCCATCTTATGCACTTGTATTCAGCTATAGCCAATACAAGTAACCAACTCACTTCTCAGCTTCCTTGCGAGCAATCTTTAGATGTTGGTGCTTGAACCAGATATTAGCTATCAGACCAACAAAACCGATAATCACACCACAAAGCGCACCGAATTCATTAGCTGATAAACCAAAGAACACAGCACTACCAGCACCACCATAGGTAGCTACTGAAGCTGTCTTAGCTGCGATGGCTTCTGCGGTGTTTTCCATATCATGCCTCTGGGTCTTTAGGTAATTGCTTCTCGGCTTGTTCCTTGATCTTGACGATCAGAGGCCATGCACCTGACTTGCTTGGTAGTTCGCCAAGAGTCTGCAAGATAAAGTTAATCTCGTTGACTTCAAATTCTAGCTTCATGCTTCACTCCAAGGTGTACCAGAGGCTTTTACAGGATTCTTCAGCAACTCAATCTGAGCCGCCAAAGAAGCCTCTGTCGATTCCTTGTCAACAGATTCCCACACCCAATTAAGGACTGTGGCTTCTGTTAGCGAAGCATAAGGAATGGCAGGAGTGCCTTCAGCCCATGAGACTGTTGCGTAGGCAGAGGCAGAGTGTTCTCCATCTACTGCTGTAGCTGTCCAATGTGCTGTAGTTACAAAGCCATCGGCTGTGTTGCTATCGAGGTTTGTGATTTTCCAAGTGGTAGTCATTTTAGTTTCCTTTTAAATTAAGCAATGCCAGCGTCTGCTAGGCGTTTACGGAGTGATTGAATTTCAGCAACAAGGTCAGCAATTACTTCAGCAGTTCCTGCTTGCATTGCTTGATAAACAGGATTGCCTTCAGCATCTACAGCATCTTTAGTTCCTGTAACGCTGTCTGCATAAACCTCTTGAAACTTGTGTGCTAAGAATCCACGAGTGCGTGAATTATTAGATTTCCAAGTGTATTCAATAGGCTCAAGTGCATCAATTCGTGCGCCTTGACCAGTAACAGCACCGACAATAGTTTTTAAACGATAGTCTGACGTTGTGTTGTAAACAGTAATTGTTCCGTTGGTTGTAATTGAACCAACCGCATTAGGCCCTTGTTTGCGAAATTCAATTATCGTTCCACTAGCAGAAGTGATATTTAAGATGTTGTTTCCGCTTGCAAAAGCAGCCTCAAAGTTTCCATCACCAATGCGAAAGCCTGAACCGCTTGTAAAGTTTCTGGGCGCTGCATCTGTAGTCCCCACCAGCAAACGACCGCTTGAGTCTATACGGGCACGTTCTGCTCCATTGGTAGTAAGTTGTAAAGAACCCGCTTTTGTGTTCACAACAGACATTTCAGTACCATCGTGATACACATAACCTGCGGCATTACCGCCTGTCTTCAAAGCCAACAAAGATGTTGAAGAACCATTGATTTCAACTAAACCACGACCTGATGCGCTATAAGTTGCTGAAGTAGTCCCCACCAACAAATTCCCACTAGCATCCAGAGTCATTGCCTGAGTAAAGGTAATGGCGTTTCCTGCTGTGCCTGATGGGGCTGTAGCCCAAGAATGAGCGCCATCGTTTTGCGTATATAAAGTTGCAGTTCCTGTCGTTAGGTAACGATGGCTAGAACCATCCCATCTTTGATTACTAGAAAACTGTGATAAGACCGCAGAACGATTATTGATTGCAGTTCCCGCACCAATTTGCATAGCGGGTTGACCAGATGCCCAAGCACTAGGAGTAACTCCCAAGCCTAGATTGCCAGAGCTATCAAACCTAGCGACCTCCGCACCACCTTCAGCAAAAGCAATCGTGTCAGCCGCAGGGAAGAACATACCTGTGTTGGTGTCGCCAGCCGTAGTGATTGCAGGAGTGCCAACAGCACCAGCCTGAACAGTCAAAACACCACCAACAGTTACAGGGTCTCCAGCAGAGCCGACCTGAAAGTCTTTCAGTTGAGCCATTAACTCACGAATAGCATCGTTGACATTGCTTGGAGCCATGCCCTCCCCGATAAAGATCGAGTCAATATCGGTATTACTAGCAGGTGTTGAGCTAAATTCACTAATCTTTGTACGAGGCATTTTGAACTCCTAGTTCTGGTTTATCTGATTTTAAGCCTTGGTGGTTGACAAGGCAATTTGTTTATGAAAGAATGTTTGTAGGCTTAGACCTTGGGTGTACCAGACCTCAATAGTTCTAAGCCATCGGCTTCCCCTTGGATATTTGCACTGGTACTGCGAATGTTCAAGGGGTTTTTCTTTGGTGGATATATGGAAATCACACAGCAATTTCTTCACGAACTTTTCGAGTATCGTGATGGTCATCTTTTTTGGAAGGTTGACCGCAGAGGAAACAAACTCATAGGCAAACAAGCAAGCCGACTTAAAAAAAGCAACGGCTACCAAGAAGTAACAATTAACAAAAAAAAGCACTACGCTCATAGAATCATTTTTATGATGTTTAATGGTCGATGGCCTGAACAGATAGATCATATTGATGGCAATCGTTCAAACAACTTGGTTTCTAATCTGCGTGAAGCAAACAACGCTCAAAACAACAGAAACACAAAACTGAGAACAAGCAACACAAGTGGATACAAAGGCGTTTACATGAGCAAACAAAGTAATCGCTTTATTGCCAGAATTACAGTCAATTACAAAGGTATTCATTTGGGTTGCTTTAAAACTATTGAAGAAGCTAGTCAAGCCTACAAAAAAGCCGCATTGGAACTACACGGAAGTTTTGCAAGACTTGAGTAGCCATCACTCAATTCCAAGTAAGTTACGTTGTTCTTGGTCTAAGTCTTCAATAGACAACAGACCACGCATTGCAGTTGGTGCTACAGCCCTGAATGGGCCACCAGTTATCTCTGGAGTGCCACCATAACGCATCATGCTAGACAAGTCCTCTACGCTACCTCTACGCATATTAGTAGCAGCTACACGAGAACCTGCCGCACCTAATGCCATTGGAATACCAACAGCAGGAGCCATTACAGTTGCTCCACCTGTAAACAATCCGCTTACAGGGCCAGTTGGTGCAAAGCGACCAAAGAACTTAAGCATATTTTGAACATTGCCACCTTTAGCTGCTTGCTCAATAGCATCTTGTTCTTCTTTTGTGAACAAACGCATTTTCTTGTCATTCTTGGCAAGCTGGCGCAATTGTTTTGCAAGTGAGTTTTCTTCACCAGACTGAGTAAATTTACTTCTGTCTAGTTTTGCCTCGTTAAGCATATCCTCAAAGACTTCAGACTTCTTCATTCTTGAATAAGCGTTACGAGCCTCAGACCACAATTGACCTGCGTTTTTCATGTCTCCAGAAGCAATAGAGTCTTTTGGAACAGTCATCAAATAATTGTCATAGTCATCCAAAAGGATAGATGCAATTCGTCTTTCTTCTGGGTCTGTGCTTTTTTGACCACCACGAATCATCTTACGCAATGCCTGTAGTTCAGCCCAATCTTTAGGTTGAGTAGTAGATGTAAGTTCTTCAATAGCACCAGAAATTTTTGGATATGCTTTAGGTGTATAACCTTCTTCTCTAAGACCCTTTGAAATCTTATCCATTGCATTAACAAACTCATCAGTTTTTAACTGAACTCCAGATTCTTGCAATTGGTTATATCTGTCTGTGGCAATCCTGTCTAATGCTTGTGTAGACAATGCTTCTTCTCTTTGAGGTCGTTTAACGCCACCAGCCATACCTGTAGCCAATGTAGCACCAGCACCATACAAAGGATTTCCAGTAGCTTCTGTTACTGTTTGACCAGTCATAACAGCAGTAGGAGAAACTATTGCTTGTGTCTTTGGTGCTACAGCAAGTTGCTCTGTAACTCCACGAGTAACAGGAGATGCCGCAGTACTCGACGCTTTAATCAAAGCAGGGATGGTTCTAGCAACACCAGTCATAGATTCAAGACCTGCACCAACTACTCGCTCTGTTGGAGTCTGTGTTTCGGGCGCAGCAGGAACACCTGCCCTTGTCATCAAGTTTTGAATTGCTTGAGATGCTGGCATTAGTCGCTTATCAGTAAATGGAGAAGCAACCAAGTTAATCAATGAATTTAAAGCATCAGCCGCAGGTACAGCCATAGAACCAACAACAGTACCAACAGGCCCACCAAACGAGCCAATCTTTGCGCCAGCTAATGTAGGAGCCATAGCACGATAAGCCAAACCTGCGCCACGCTCTAATGATTCTTTAATGCTTGGCTTTTTAGTTGACTCGGATTTTGATTGTGCAAGAGCATATTGATATGCTTCTGCATCAGTCAATTCTTTGTCAGAAGTGACTTCGTAAGTGCCCTGACCTTCAATTGTTACTTCATATGTTGCCATAGTTATTTCTTTCTAACAGTAACACCAGCAGGTATTTCAGAATCTGTCAGTTGTGGAACTTTTGGTATTGGTGCAGTAATTTGATTTGCCGCACGACCAGAAGCAACTTCAGCAGACCTGAGCAAGTTGTTCAAACGCTCTTGTTTTGTTTTAACTGTTGCGTCACTATCTCCAATTTGTGGGAAATAAGACTTCTTGTAACCAGCCAATTGCTCACGGCTATATGCCGCACCAGTTCCCAATGTCAATGCCGCATCAAGTACATCCTCTTGCGCTGCCTCAACAATTTGTCGTTGCTCAGAATTTAACTTGTTTGGCAAGAAATCTGTGCGTGACACAAACCTAGCAATTTCTGCTGCTGTGTTTGGCATAGCCGCTTTAGGGTCTGCGCCAATAGCTTGATTCATTTGCCCAACGCTGAAGTTCAAACGGCTAGCCAATGTAGCGGCTTTACGCTCACCCTCTGATGGCATATTGATATTTGTGGTTGGGCGTTTTTGATCTTGCAATTGAATATATGCCGCTTGCTCATTTTTGGGCAACTTCATAAAGTCTTGGAATTCTTTAATTGAACCAGAAGGTGCATCAGGTGCTGTATAAAGAACTTCCATTGTGTTTTTATCCAGAACAGTATTTCCTACTGTTACTGTATCTCGCCTTCTTGGTGCTCCAGTAGCTACTTCAGTAACCTCACCAGTAAGAGGATTACGCTGATATTGCTTTTCACCTTCACCAAGTTTGAATATCTCTCCACCCATAGCCTTCTGTGTAGAAATCAAATCGGTAAGTGCTTTACGACCTTCTGGCGTTGCCATCAATTGAGGAGCAATACGACCTATATCAAAACCAGCAGGTCTAGCTTGTACCGCAGCAGAGTCACCAATAAATCTACCATCTTCCATAATCTCTTGAGATGGTCTTGCTTGTACTTCAGGAGTAACACCTTGACCAAGAACATTTTGAATACGTCTTTGTTCAGCCAATGCTAATTGCTCTTGCTGACGTTTACGCAACATATCTTGAACTTGTGCGTTTTGCAGTTGTTGTTGCAGACTACCTTGCATAGCTGTTCTGTATGCTTGTTGGCCTTGCTGAAGTCCCTCAACAATAGACGCACCACCTCTACCGCCTTGAAATAGGCGACCTGCTAATGCGTAGAGTGCTTGAGCTTGTGCATCGTCACGATTCTTTTGTACGTCTTCTGGAGACATACCCAAAAGACCCATTGTGTCAGCACCACTAGTGCCAAAAATGTCTAATAGTCCTGCCATGATTTAACCTCCACCACTCAACCAGTTGCCCAGTTCTGACAAACCTTTAGCACCACCGATGTTTTTATAGATACCTGCCGCAGTAGCAGCACCACCTAATAGATTTTGCCAACCAGATGGTTGAGGAGCAGCAGCAGTTTGTTGCGCTCTACCTAATGGGTTGCCATACACACCAGACAAGAAGTTAGCCAAATTCTGTTGAGGCTGTTGCTGTTGGAAGTTGAACTTCTCAATGTCAGCTTGTTGTTGTGCGCCTGTGTAGCCTTCACGCATTTGACCTGCTTTGAGCATATTCTGAATGTCAGCGTAGTCAGCCTGAGCCATTTGAGGTGCAGCCATCGTAGCCGCTTGTTGACGACCACGCTCTGCTTCGTAGTTCTGGTAAGCCAAACCACCAGCAGTATCAGCCAAAGTCTTCGCAAACTGACCACTAGCACCTTGTTGCATGGTAGACATAGCACCAGAGCCATAACGACCAGCCTTAGAAGCCGCAGAACCAATGTTACCTAGTGATTCTTTGAACTTAGACTCAGCCGCTTGTGCCGCAGGGTTAAACGCACCCTGAAAGAAAGGGTTTCCACTTAGGTAGTTACCCTGAATAGTACCTTGCAGTTGGCTCTGAGCCGCACCAGTTAAGGGGCTACCACGAGATGCACGTTGCTCTAAAGCCTGTAATCCAGTTTGCGTTTGCTGTGATGGGCTTACATAAGTCTGACCACCATAGTACTGAGGCCCACCACCTTGGTATAGCTTCTGAGCTTCTTGCAAACCATAAGATAGGTAAGGCTGAATTGTTGGGTCAATGTTTGATGTTTGTGCTGTTGCCATAGTAGGACTCGCAGTCGGGGTTGGTGTTGTGGGCGCAGGTGTAGGCGCAGCTTGTGGTGCTGGTGTAGGTGCAGCCACAGGCGCAGGAGGCGGTGTAGGCGCAGGTTCTGGTGTCACCACTGGAGGAGGTGGTGCAGAGGGAGAAGTAAATAGGCCTTCAGGCAGAACAGGATTAAAGCCAGTTTCATTAGCAATACCACTATTAGGATTCATGGGGGCTTTAAAATCAAAAAACCCACCAATTTGAGTAGGAGGTGGTGATGTTGGCTCTATAGGGGAAAGATTAAAATTATCTTCAACAATGTAATTAGGAGCTATTGGCGCAGGAGGCGTAAACACAGGCTCTGGAGGGGGCGTGTAGACAGGCTCTGGGGGAGGTGCATACTGTGTAGGATTAAACACAGGCGCATTACCAGCAAAGAAGTTGGAATAGCCTTGACCACCGCCCTCGATAAAGTCATCCCTAAAAAGACCGCCATTGTCTTCATAGTTGGCATACATCGGGACATCAGAAAGGAATCGGTTATACATCATTATCTCCATAGAGTAATGGACTGCATGATGCGTCATCCTTACGCATAATTATACATAAATTATCCAATAAGTGCATACGCAAATTTCATATCAAAATTGTGGCTTCCATGAGTTAATGTGGCAGTTCCCTGACCTCTTGAAGACACATATAAACCTGCAATCTCTTGAGCAGCTTTTTGGTTGATAGGGCTAAACAAAATAACTGTATTAGCTCCAATCCTTCTGTCGTTCAAAGTTGTTGTGGTTGAAGACTGAGTAAGCGTAATTTCACCAGTATTGTTGGTTTTGCCATCCATGATCTGACGAACAATCTCAGCAGTCTGTCGTTGATCTCCACCAAACGGGGGAAGCGTTCTAAACATTATCTAACCCCCTGACCTTGGAAATCTACATCCAAGGCAACAGCAGTTTTCCATTGACCCGTAGGTGTGATCTGAAACTGGTGGAAATTACCATTCGATCTCAGAGACACTCTGTTATCAGAATCAGCCGCCAGAGCCGTACCAAACACAGGTGCTTCACTCAATAGTGTCCTAGAAGCCACAGCCACATTAGCAGAGCCTCCATCAATCAAGGGTCTAGCTAGGGTTACTACTGATCTGCCACCTGCATTTAAATCACCAGTTACGATGTTTCCTGTAGCGTTAGCACCATTGTAAGTAACGACATATCTGCCATTCGTACCTCCTAAGAAGTACTTACCACCCATGTAAAGGATAGAGTCCAAGCTAACAGTCAAAGCATCAATGCTGTTAGAGATTGAATCTAGGTTTTCTAGGGTAGTGGCAGAGGTAGAAGCATCAGAGATGTAATCAGCACCAGCATCGCCATATGTCCACTTTTTAGTGTTGAAGTTGTAAATTAACAACTGTCTGTTACCAAAAGTAGTTCTAAAGTTCCAGATAATCAACTTGCGAACAGGGTCTACAGCCGCAGACATAAGGTTGAATTGGCTCTCATCAGCGTTAGCAAAGAACCAACGATCTACCTTTTCTGTGCCAATCCCGACAACACTCTGACCATCACACGAGTAAAAACCATCGTCTGACAAAAAGAAAGTTATACCTTGAACTTGTGCAATCGAACCAGAAGCAATACATCCCTTACCACGAGAGATATTGTCAAACTGGAAAATAAAAGGAGTGCCGATATAACTCATTCGGGTAATTCCCTTTTCCAAGAGAATAATTCCCACCTCGCCACCACGGATTCCCATGATCTGACCGCCATCAGGAATGTCTTGGCAGTCAGCTTGAGTTACCTGATCTGCATCCCATTCAGTCTCGTCATTGATACCAGACCA